TCAGACAGTGAACTTGGCTCTGCGTATCTCTTTCAGCTCCTGTTGCGCTGCGCGGACGTCCCCGACCGTGTACCCCATGAGGCGGTGCCCAACGTCGATGATCCACGACAGCGCCTCTTCATGAGTGAACAGGTGGTACCCCATCGCAGGTTCCGTGCGTCCGAAGACAGCGGCAAAGGGGTCCCCTTCACGCCGCGTGTAGAGACCGATTGGCGAGTCCTCGATGATCCGCACGAAGCAATTTCTCATCGGCAGCATGATCGCGTTCATCTGCTCCTTCGAGTAGCCTAAGCACTTGTGCATGATTCCGGTCATCTCGGCGATTTCCTGTCTATAGAAATAGATGACGTGTGAGCTTGGAGGCTCTTTCATGTTGTTGATGTAGCTCGCCAGTCTCTCCTTGAGGACTTCAAGACGGGCGCGGTAGTCGTCGAGATCATACGCGCTCTCTGCCTTGGCTTGCGAAGCGATGGCGGCGGCAAGTGCTTTCTTCGTGATCTTCATTTCAGGAACTCCGCTTCTTCAAAAATCTGGCTGTAGTGCGAGAACAGCATCTCAACGTCGGACTGCGAGCACGGCACGCGGAAGTCCTGGCTCACAACCGAGGTGCCTTCCTTCCACTCCAGTCGGAAGACCTTCTCGACCGATCCGGTCCAGCCGACCGTCCGCTTCAGGAATGGGATCACGTCCTTCTTTACGAACGCCGGGTCAGTCTCGTCCGTAAGACGCATCCGGATCACTGCCACTCTGTCGAAGTCGATCTCTTCTTCAGCCGTCTGCGACCATTCAAGGAACGCTTCGGTGGCTCCGACCTCGCGAATGCGCTTCTGGACTTCGGTGTCTGTCGAGACGGCATCGATCCACTGCGCGGCGAGAACGGTGACCGAGATCCCGCTGGCCGTCGCGGCTTGACGCAGCGCACTGTCGCCTGGCATCTCGTCGGCGATGTCGACCGTCCTGTCCTTGGCGCGGCGGCGCAGCTTCGTACGATCTGACTTCGACATCGGCGCAAGAGCAGCTTCCTCGATGACACGGCGCATCTCACCGACCGTGATCACGATAGCGGTCACCGGCCGTCCACGCGTCGGCGCATGGCGGTATTCGATTTCGATCCCGAAGCGGCGAACGTGAGCTTTAATGTCATCAATAACTGGACGCAGGCAGCGGCTCTCGAAGTTGGAGAAGCGGAACGCACCCGACGGCTTCCACCCGAGTTCGTCGGCGAGTTGCTCAGGAGTGTAGACCAGCGGATGACGGACGTCGCGCCCGGCGTAGAGCGCGAGCTTCGGGTAGATTCTGGCCGTGTATTTCGAGCTGAAGCGCGGGAACGCACCCAGCTCCAGATGCGTGTACTGCCGGGCTGCCGCGATCACTTTCCGGACGGAAGGATGCATCACAAAAGACAGGTGGCGGCTGCCGTCTTGCAGCACGACTTCCTCACACTGCATCAGCTGGATGCGTCGTCCGATGCGCTGAACCCCTTGATCGAGGAAGTCGTAGCTGACCCAGGTAGAGGAAAGAGCGTCGACGTATTCGCGGATGCGCGAGGATTTCTCGACGCCGAGATAGGCCTTCACGTCTGCGAAAGAGATCAGGTGCTCGTCGCGCTCTTTCATTTCGAGCCGTGCGTGCGCCATCGCGTATTCATAGAGAGCCGCCGCGTTTGCTGTCATAGCGTCTGCAGGCGTATCGGCTTCGCGGTCGCCGTAGTATTTTACGGACGTAATCAGCTCTGCTGGCTTCTCGACCATAGGCTCTTCGCGGATGTCAGGACGCTCGGTTGCGAGTACCTTTTTGAGATCGCCACGGACGCCGCGGCGCTGTAGCCCGTAGCTTTCTTCACGGGAACGAAAGTGTGTGACCGCTTTCTGTCCCTCGGATCGCTCGACGCGTTGTTTGAAGTAGGTTGAAGACATTGAGTTCCCCTTTCGTTCATTCAATGCTGCCTGCCGGCGGAAACAGGGACAAGGTCTTCGCTACATTTTGTCCGACGCGTAGCCGAGACATCGAGAGGAGCGGGGTCGGCATGACAAAGTGTGACAGAGTCACTCGGCTACAGATCGGCCGCCGTGTAGCTCAAAGGTCAAAATGTAGCTGAGACGTGGCTGTGAGCGGTCAAAATGTAGGCAAGACAAGTTGACGAGCGCAGTTGGCGTAAGGCCGCTCGGCTCCGGAGGCCGATGGAATACTAAAGGAATAGAAAGGATGCTGCCGCTCACGTAGTGATGAACGTGGTGGTCCGGTGGATCCCGTAGTGACGGTGACGCGGGGGATGAACGGTGTTTCGGACGCACGGCGGACAAAATGTAGCTGAAAGGTCAAAGTGTAGCTAAGACGTGCCGTTTGGCGGTCAAAGTGTAGTAAAGACAAGTTGACGGCGGCAGGTGCCGTCTGGTCTCCCGGCGACGACGGCTCATGGAATTCTAAGAGAATAGAAAGGGTGCTGAAAAGGCGCGTCTTGAGCCGAAGCGGCGACACCGTGGCTGGTGTTTTTTCTTTCTCCTTGCGGAGACGTGATACGCTACGCGCTGCTCCGCTCGATCAGCTGCCGCAGCTTCACCTCGACCGTCGAGCGTGCCGCCGGCGCATCTCTTTTGTCTCTTGCATCGCCGTACGCGAGACTTCCCGTAGTGATGGGAGGTGGATCATGCCAAGACGTGCAGACGAGAGGAACGAGACTGGACGTGCCGCGACGGAGCGGTGGAGGAAGGGTCTGCGCGCGCGTGGTGCTCCTGAAGCGTGTCACGTCGATACGGCCGTTGCGGCTGCGGTTGCCGTGGCACTGGCAAAGGCCCAGTCCGAAGGACACGACGTTCCTGCCGCGCTCAAGTGCGTGATCGCAGACGCGCTCAAGCTCCTCAAGTCCCGCGGCTATGACAGCGGACTTTCCACCAAAGCCGCGATGAGACGTCTACTCGCACGTCGCGACCGTTCCGCGCTCGTGTCGGCAGTGTCCGGCAAGCTCAAGCGCTTCTCTACGAAACCTGAATCAACGGACGTCTCTCCGCATTACTTCTTACTTGAGAAACGAATTTCTGACGATTCACGTAGTGACGGGGAGGAAGCGTGATGAGGTATAACCCTTTCGCAATTCGCCGCTCCGTCGATCCTCGGCACCCAGCCGTCGTAGAAGCACTACACGTCCTTGCGATGGTCGCCGCGGAAGATGCGGATTATGCTAAGGCACAGAACGGCGTTGGTTTCAGCAAGTCCGACTCTCCGAAAGGTCACAGCTTCGCGCAGCTCAGCCCTGAGCAAGTCCTCTCATCGGACACGCTCACGTCCGACGTTCTCCGCCTCGCCGCGCGCTACCGACGGCAAGCCAGTCGCGTTGGTCAAGGAACGCTGCTGTAACGTGCGGGTAAATCGTCTCAAGTTGCGTACATCCGATTCAGCCCTTCCACTCTCTCCGCCGCCGGCGATTGAATCTTTCACCAGATCCTCCTGAAATCATCGCAGGAGGATTCACATGACTATCAAATCCGCAGAGCCGCACACGATCGCACCACGTCTCGGGTATCTCGAAGACAAAGTCGACTATCTTGCTTCGCGTTCCGGCGGCGACGGTGGCACGGATCCTTCGCCGCTGCTCGAAAAACTCTGGAAAGCCACGCTGCTCGGCGCCACGACGGACGGCTCTTTCTCAGAAACGCCGTGGAATGACCCGCCGCTCTACGATCCGGAAACGGTCGGCTCGCTGCACATGACTGTTTTCGGGGCGGTATACGGTTCCCAGAATGCGCAGGCCTGCCAAGATGGCTACGGCATGTACGGCAAGATTTTCGGACTCATCTCGCCGGAGTGGTCTCCATCCGCGCTCGGTTTCCGACCTCTGGTCGAAGACATCTATTACGGCGGCCCCGACGTTGGCAGCTTCCGATCCGCTGGAGTATCTCTCAGCCGATCAATCTGGCACGACGACGCCTCGATGCTCGGATCCGACCGTCCCTCGACCATCATCGGCCGGATCGAAGCCCTTCGCGCCGACCTTGAGCAGCTTGCGAACAGTATGGAAGCCGAGATCGAACGTCTCGACAATGCGATCAGCGGAATGCACTGACATGAACCGCACTGACCGCACTCTCATCATCTCGACGTCCGTCGCCGCCGCCGCGCTCCTCGTTGCCTACGGCGTGGTTCCGGCTGTCTGTGCGGTCCTGCTTGCTCTTTATGCCCGTGAGCACATGCTCCGCACCGCCGCGACGTCGGCTCTCCGTCAGCTGGCCGTGCAGCTCGAGTACGAGGCCTCATCGCGCCGCCGCCTAGAAGACATGCTCGAGTCCAGGTTCCTCATGCGCGGCCTAAGTGACATCTTCGGAACCGACGACAAAGGGAGCCTGCACTGATGAGCGACTTCACGCCCAGACAGGCAGTAGACGCGTACCTCGGCGGCGAAGCGCTCGACCCGTTCGTCCTGCGCGCTGCCGTTGCGCAGCTGGTCGCGGCGTACGACGAGGTAACCGATCTCGCATTCGACGCGGTAGACGACCCCATGAACGCGAAAGCCTTCGGCGAGCTCGCGACCGAACTGCTGCACCAGCAAACGCTGCTCGAGGATTTCTTGGTCTCGACCGACGCTGTCACTGCTCTGCCGGATCTCATCCGGAGTCGTCCGACACGGAAAACGACGCGAGTTTGAGAATGTGCTTGCGCCGGTGAGCGCCGACAGCAATCATCAGAAGGCACAAAGTCCTTGTGCGCTTCCGAACTGCCCCCGTCGAGCGACCCCAAGCGCTCCGGGGGCTATCTTTTTTCTAGGGAGTACGCACATGGAATTTACGTTCGATACACGACAGCTGCAGTTCGCTTTCACGAAGCTGGAGAAGAAAGCACTTCCCGCTGCACAGGCAGGTTTCCTGAACGGCATTGCCTTCGCGGCTCGCAAACAGCTGCTGTCGCACGCCGACAAGACCATCGAAGGAAAACCTACCCCGTGGACGAAGAAAGGATTCGTCGTCGACAAGGCCGTGCCGGGCAAGGCTCCTGAGGCCGCGGTACGTATCCAGCCGCAGCAGGCCGCGTACATGACCTACCTGATCAGTGGCGGCACCCGGCATGCCGGAGATCCGGGTGCGACGAAATTCGACGTCCGCGTCGAGGGCGCGAAAGACGGCCTAAACTCATTCGGCAACATGAAGAAGAACTACCTGCGTCAGGTGGCTCGGAAGGCGAAGACTGAGAAGACAAAACGAGCGCGGCTTGCCAAAAAGCGTGAAAACCTCCGAAAAAAGGGACTGTCCACGGCACCGGCCCGGTGGATGAACAACAACCCTTCGGGCAAGCCGGGCATCTTCTTCGGCAAGATCGGAGCCAAGCGAGGCTACTGGGAGCGTGCGCGAATGCATGACGGAGACTACAAGATCAAGTTGCTGGTCGCGTTCTCCGACGACGCGAAGTATCGTCCGACTTTCGCGTGGAACGACGAGATCATGAAGTCGATCAGGATACAGAACACAACCAAGCTGTTTGATGCTGAGCTGGCGAGAGCGCTGAAGACGATCTCTTAGCGTTTACCGATCCCTAATGCCACACGAGATATGTCTCTCACTGATACAACAGTGGGAGACATACCATGCCGCTAGTCGAAGGCAGATGGTTGGGTTGGCGCCGTGATCCCGCTCCGAAGGAACCGACACCGAAGCCGCCAGCCATGCGCGTCGTCGAAGTCTACTCCGGACTGGGTCTCGGCATCGGGCTTGCCGCGGGTGGCATGCGGGTTATCCAAGGATTCGATGTCGGCCTCACGCGGGACATCCTGCTGCGCTCCGGTGTCGAAGTCCAAGACTTCGCGAGCCTGAGTACCGTGGCGGATACCGTGCGTCTCGCGAGAGCAGACGTCGTCGCCGGGTATCTGCTGACGGAGCGCCAAGCATCGGATCTCTTATACCTTGCAGGCATGACGCGCACAGAGTGGATCATCGCGATCTCGCCTGCCCGACGTGTGTCCGACATCAGCCCTTGGCTATGGCAGTACGGCTACGGCGTGACGTCGCTCCGCTGCCGCGCTACTGCATACGGATCCGGTGACGGTGGAGAATACGATATCACGATCGCTAGACAGCTCGACCGCGACCAGTCGCTGCTCGACAGCCTGCTTCGGAGGCAGACAAAGGATCCGGTAAAGTTGCCTCCGCACCTGCTCCATGCATCGTCCGTTGAACGCATAGCGGCGCGAAAGGGCCTTCCGAGAGGCATTTCCCTTCAGCGGACTGAATCCGAACTGGCTGTCGTTGAAAGTGCATGCCCTACGATGCTGCCATATCAGATCTCCCAGATTGTCATCGCCCGACACGATGGTGTCGACATGCCATTGCCGGATCGCGCCACCTATGACGGCTTCATAGCTGAGACTCTGGCCAAGTCGGAAGGAAAGCCGAGGGACATCACGGACAGAACGCTCGCGAATTTCTTTTCACGCCTGAGAAACGGGCGCGATTTGCTGCGCGGCCGCACATATCATCGGGAATCGGACGAAGAAGAGGTGCTGGAAGCCGCTGTCGTCGAGTTCAACGCGTGGTTCGAAAAGCAAGACCCGCCGCCGCCGAAGCTGAAGTCGATCTCACCTTCTGTCATGTCGGACTACAAGTCGGCTTTGAGGTGGGATCGTCGATTGTGGGAAAGCCAGCATCCATCTGACCGAAAAGATCCGCCGCCTCCGGCAGGACAGAAACCTAAGCGTCGCATGGCGCCCAGCTGGTATTCATTCTCATTTAGTGAACGCTTCATCCCTCCGCCTCCGCCGCGCGAGCCTGGCAAGCCACTGAACTTTAATCGTCTCCTCAGTTCATCATCGACACCGGAGGACGATATCGACGACGTCTACGCAGACGATGATGGATATGAGATCAGAAACGGGAAGTTGAGGCGCAAGGGCACGAAGCGCGGTCGTCCACCCGGCAGCCGGAACAAAGCGAAGCCGAAAACTTGAGACATGCGCCGCCGGCGCGGATCCTTGTGGTTACAAACCGCGTGGAGGCCGCCGTTGCAGTCCATACCTAACATCGAATCCTTCCCGATATGGGATACGACACCCGCCCCGCGGCCTCGCCGCACTGACTGGGTGACAGTCGGCTCATCGTACGACGTCGCGCTGCTTATCCAGTTGTGGTCGCGCGTCATGCAGAGCCGCCTGTGGGAGATCCCTGATTCTGACAGCATAGCCTGGGATCTGGCCGACGTCCTGCTCCAGGGCTACCGCCGAGACACCGTTCGCGTCGTCGACGGCATGCTCCAGATCGACCGCCGTCATCTGCGAGAGCTGCGCGATCAGGCTGATTGGCTCCTGGACTACATCACCGACGAACATGGCGACCATCGGTACGTCTGGTGCCGCGATGTCGGCGACTACGTGCGTGTGAGCGACGAGCAGCCGGTGACCGATCTCGATGATGCGAGAAGGGTGATCCCGACGATAGAGGGTATCCGCGAAGTCGCGGCCGAGAACGTGATCAAATTCCAGAAGAGAGTGTGACCATGGCGAAGAGAAGCACGAAAACCGTACCAGCCCCAGTCGAAGCCGCCCCAGCTCCGGAGACGACCTATCTCCCTTCGCCGGTGGCCACGCTCCTGAGCACTCCGAAGACGCGCGCGGAGATCGCGCTGCGCGATGCCGTACGTTCACGTTTGCTGGCCGTCGAAGCGTCTGTTGGAGAATTCATCCAAGAGAAGCAGGCAGAAGGATTCAGCATGCAGGAGATCGATCAGCTGTATGCGGTCGAGCTTCCCATCTCGCTTGCGTATCAGACTGACGGCGGACGCATCCGTGTGCGGTGCGACGCCCAGATCGTCGAGCGGGCATCGTAGCTGCTCACAGTCTGCCAACCTTGTAGCAACGCGTAGCCGCCCACGAGGCGGCTATACTATTTTCGCGAATGTAGTATAACGGCTTTCATGAAGCCGCTCGATTTCATGTTTCAGACCCTCCTCGCGGAACTCGGTCAGCAGCTCGCCGACGTCGCCCCCACGAACTGGCCGCTGTCATCGCGCGTGGTGCCGGTGACCGTCCGCGGAGCGAAATACTGGTATCTCGATGACAAAGGCACGAGGACGTATCTCGGCCCTGCTTCCGATGCCGACCTGACCCAGCGCGTCGAAGCCTTCCAGCGGGAGAAAGACGGCTACCGCCAGCGGAAGCGCCTAGTGGCTACGCTAGTCCGTCAGGCATACCTCCCGACCGTCCCGGCCGACAACGCGGCGCAGGTTCGTGCGCTGCCGTCAGGCTCGGTGATCGACGGCGACGTCGCTTATCTTGTCTATAGCGGCCTTCTAGGCATGCGGCTACCGCCGCTCCAGCGCGATCCCGTTCTTGAGACGACCGAGGAGCCGTTCCTGGTCGAAGAGCGCGTGCGCGGCATTCTGCTGGCCGACGGCGGCATTGGCGTGCTGGTTCCGGATCCCGCGCGGTGGGGCGTGTGGCAGCGTGAACGCGGAAACGCCCGCGGCGAGGTTGTGCTGCGGGCGATGGAGGCGGTGAGGATGGGGTATGAGATCGAGGCCGCGGAAGAGGCTTACGGCGTGTATGTGAAAGCAGGTTCGCGCTCGAGCAGCGGACCGTAGAAGTCGGCCAGCTCGTCGACGACCTCGCCCAGATCCTGTGGCATTCCGGTGATCCTGTTCTTCGTCAGGTGGCGCTGCCAGTCGACCTGCCGCATGTCCGCGTATTCGCTAGAAAGACCTACCGGAAGTCCTTCAGGAAGGTCGGTGGAGCGCTGACGGAAAGTATGCTCGATGGCAGCCCGGATCGTCTCCCGGTCGAAGCCGCGGCGGGACAGGACGAGGAGGTCTCGGTAGTCCTTCAGGCGCGTGTTCGTGAGGCCGCGTACGACGATGGAGTGCAACTTCTCGGCCATGGAGTATTCGAACGGCTGTGCCTTGATCGTCTGCGACGACTGCCCCTCGATCTGGGGGCGGATACGAAGCTCGCGCAGCCCGACCGGAGGCTCTCCGCCGATGCCGACGTCTGCATACGTCGACACGCGCACCTTGCCGAGATGGCCGACGATGTGAACGCGCAGCCCGTTGTGCTCTCCGTGTTCATGCTCGAGGACGGAAGTCTTCGAGACTTCGAAGACCCAGCCGTCGTTGTCCTCGATCTGGAATGCCTTCCGGAAGAGAGACAGGATCTCGTCGTGCGTCTCGCCCTCATAGGAATGCAGGTCGATGTCGGCCGTGGGGCGGTTCATGTCCGCCATGTTTGGGCACCAGTGATAGAGGCAGCCCCCGGTGACGACTAGGTGTTCGGACTCTTCGTATGCATAAAGACGGCATGCGATCCGCTCCTGTGCGAGCTTCTGCAGCGCCTGCGGGACGTCCTGTCCGCGTGCCTTGGCCTTTGCCTTGACCTTCTCCGCTATTCGATCTCCAAGTGCGACTTCGTGCGACATGACGTTTCTCCTCCCAAGCGATCCCGTAGTGATCGTGAGAGGATGTTTCGTCGGCGGCTTGCATGGGACAAAGCCGCCGGCCGGCGGCGGTCAGTCGTCTTCGTTATCGGCGCGCAGTTCGGCTACGTCTGCTCGAGCGCGATCCGACAGATGATGCCTGATCTCGTCGAGAGCGGCGGGACTACGCGCGCTGGCTCGCTGCCGGACGACCGTCATATCCGGAGGTGTCTCGGACAGGTCTACGGCACCTTGAAAAGCCTCCGAGACGTCGTCTCCGTATCCTGCGTGCAGTGAGTGCACGGCGAGCTCGATCAGCGTCCGCTCCGGAGATGCGATGCGGTATGGTCTGCCGTCAGCATCGATCCGGCACTCAACACCCCAGGGCAGTCCGTCGGTCTCGAACCACTCCAAGTCAAAGTTTTCCCACTTCTTCGGCTTCTGGAGCCGTGTAGGCTGTGCGAGCTGGCGGAATCCGTTGGAGTTAGCGCTCGTCCAGCCGCGCGCGATCGCGGAAGACATGCACGTGATGTGGGCTAGCGGGAATGCCTCGCAGATGGCGGCGAAGTCGGCCTGGGCAGCATACGAGTCCAAGTTCAGCGCATCTTCGCCGCCGGTGACCCGCGTCGACCGGATCCACGCTTGAGCACGTTCGGCGATGCCGTCTTTCACGCCGACTTCTTCTGTCCGGATGCGCTTGACGGTTCTCTCGGAGATGCCGAGCACGGCAGCAGCTTGCGGCGCCGAAAGCCCGGACGCAGAGAGCCACCGATGGAAATCCGCGTTGTTCCACACCCGCTTGACCATGTGCCGCCTCCATTCCGTTCTGTCACTGGGTGACAGAATAGTGTCACCCAGTCAACGAAATGTTAAAACGCCGATCCGCGCTTCAGATCCCGGTGATACCGCGCCACAATCTCGCGTGCCGCCCAGTCATGGAACGAGTAGGCCAGCCGCCGCATGATCTCGCGGCTGCGCTCTCGCCCTTCGGCAGGGAGGTTGTCTTCGCCGATGCAGTATGACACCAGCCCTGGCCTCACCGCCTTGAAGTCGCCGCTTCCCGCGAAGATGCGGATGTCAGGAGGGCTGTGTAGGGACACGACGATCTTCATCCCGGCATCGCGTGCGACGTCGAAGAAGTCGACAGGCTCTCCGATCGGATGCGCGATAAGCCGCGGTGGTGGGATCGGCGAGACGTCCAGGTAGCCAAGGGCGTGGAGGTGCGCGATTTTTTCGGCGGTGGTAGCCGTTACGTGGATATCGGTCATCGGCTCCTCACATTTGGTATCCGCTTCCTCACCACCGTAGCTAGCGGCAGGATGCACATCAACCGCGAAATCGCATGCGGATTGGAAGATGCGCCGCCGGCAGGCACGCTTGCTCTTAGACACCATCAGAAGGAGGATTTGATGTCTGAGATCACAAAAGAGGAAGCGATCAGGCGTACCGTCGTCGCGCAGATGATCGTTGCGGAGTGCCAGGCGGCTGAAGCGCTGCGGGATCAGCAGCCGCGCGGAGCGTCGACGGTAAACGACGACAATCTGTTCGAAGGGGTTGACTATACCCCAGAGCGCGGCTGGAGCATCCCGCAGGGTGACGATGGCAATGAGCTTCAGCCGACGACGGTGACTACCCTGCCGGAAGGTTGTGATCTTCCAAACGGCTCGCCAGTGACCGAGATCGTCACTCCTCCAGGATACGAGATCACAAGCCATGAGGCCGAGATCACAGGGCTGATCTGGAAAGTGCTTCCGGACGAGGGCGATGCCGCGGGCAGCAAGAATGCAGGTGTTACTGGTCTCAGCGGTGACACTGGACCCAAAGGCATGCCTGGAAAGTACGCACTCAGTCTCATCAGAAAGTACCCGGACGGCACGTTCGAACGCATCTCCTGACGTCGCCGATCCAAAAACGGGATCGATCAGTCCACCAAATGGATCACAGCCGCCTCTCCGGGCGGCTTTTTCGTGCCCGAGCGCTGCCGGCGTTTTGAGGGTGCGCCGCCGGCAGGCATGCTGAGTAGGAATTGTAGGAATTCGTTGGGAGGCGGCGATGGGTGTGATCAGGTGGGTGGATCTTAGTGTTGGACGTAAGGTGGAGGTTGAGGGTTACCTCGGCGCACGCAGGATCTGCAAAGTCGTGAATTTCGGCGAAAGGCCTGCACACAACCGCATTTTCCGTCTGATAATCGAAACCGAGTTCCCCAGAGACAGGGTGGAGTTCGGGGACGGGTGGCTCCTCTGTGACAGTGTGGAAGACGGCAAGAGCCGAGCCGAAGACATTCTTTATGACTGGATGGAGGAGGCAGGTCTCGCTTCGCAGGAAGATCTCGATGCAGCGAGAGACGCTCTCGCAGAGTACGGCGAAGAGGTCATGGCGATGGGCTATCTCGAGCAGAAAGTCGACGCACTCAAGCAGAGCAACGAGGATCTGAAGAAGGAGATAGAATACGCCAACAGGCGGTACGCCACTCTGCACGAGACCTACCTCAAGCGAATGGATCACCTTATCGCACGGTACGAAGACGTCGCGCGTCTGGAGGCTGAGAACGAGCGTCTCAGGGAGGAGAATTCGGTGCTGCGTAGAAGCTCGGCATTCGCTAGTGCCAGAGCGCAGAGATACGCCGGGACGTGGGAGCAGTGGATGAATCCTGTGAGCAAATGCGGCCCGGCAGGTGATGTATGAAGCTCGTAACATGGCACGAATTCATCTCCATGCCAGCCGGAACGGTCTACAGCCGAGCGAGCATTGACATCGAGGATCTGCGGATCAAGGGCGACACGCTCGATACGCAGGACTTTCACGAGACCTCTCTTCTGCCCGGCATCTACGACGCTTACGCGGTAATGGATGTCCCAGTAGGCGGTTCAGATGACCCCGATCTGGTCATGACGCATCCGAGCGGATGGGGGCGTGACGGCATGTGGGAAAAGAACGCTCGCTTCTTCATCTGGGAGAAGGAAGACCGCGAACGTCTCGCGCGCTGGCTGCTGGATCCCGAGGCTTTCGCGGACAGCGACGAGGTCAACGAGGACAACGTGCGCTGGATGGGCGCGTGGGGAGACATCAAGGGAGGTAGGGCATGACACCTGAGCTGTGGATGATCGAAGAAATGAAGAAGATCGAGCAGTCCTGGGGCAGAGGAAAGTTCCTGAATATTGAACGTCGTGCGGCAGATGCGGCCAACCACCTCCTCGGCGAGGAGGTATGGGAAGACCTGCGTGTAGTGACACTGATACACGACGCCGAAAGGCTCGGAGACGATGATTTCTGCACGTTCGTAGAAAACTATTCCTCGCCGTCAACAGAATAGCGCCGCCGGAGGCTCCTGAGGGGGTTGGCGGCGTGCGGGTAATTTGCGACCGCAGGCTGTCTCTCGGTGCGAAAATTTTTCCAAAGCTTCAACATCAGCACCCCCTCAGCTACTGAATTGAATCTTGCAGACGACGGCCTTCCAATGACCTTGGAATCATTGGGAGTTTTGCGTTTCATGGCGCGTAGAAAATCAAAGGATCCGATCCTGCAGGATGCGAAAAGCGAGCAGGAAAGCGAAGACATCGTCAGCATCCCCCCGGATGACACAGCACCCCTGACGTCGAAAAGCGAAGCGGCGAAGCTCCGGCTCGTTTCTGTAAAGCAGTGTGCAATGCTGCTCAACCGAGACCGGAACACCATCCAGAAATGGCTCGACCAGGGCTGTCCATTCGTAACCAAGGCTGACCGCGACCGCGGCATTGCATGGGAACTGGACGTCGCCGACGTCGTGAAATGGTTGGAGGAACGTGCTGCCAAGAGCGTTGCCGAGAAATTTGGTGATCCGAACGACAAGACGTCCAAGGAAGAGGGAGATCGCCGCAAGTCGGTTGCTGCCGCGGTCATGGCAGAGCTGGACATGCTCGAGCGGCTGAAGTCAGTGGTTCCGGTCTCGTCTGTGCTTGAGCTGTGGTCGAAGGACTACAACGAGGTACGCGCGAAGGTGATGAGCCTTCCTGAAATTCTGGCCGTGAACGTGGATCCATCGATCGCCGGTGCAGTGCGCGTACTTGCCGACAAGCACTGCCGCGCCGTCCTCGAAAAGCTGAAGACGAAGGACACGATCCTGAAGTGGAAGTGAGCCGATGCTCCAACTCGATCACTCCATCATCGCCGGAGACGTCCTCGTAGACCTAGAGGACGGCATCGTGGCTCTGTATTCGGGTGTCGCCGACTTGCGCGCGAACATCCTGCAGCCTCCCGCGGCTATGGATCCGGTGACCTGGATCCGCAAGAACATCGATCTTCCGAAATCGAAGACCGAGAAGCAGGGAGAACTTATCCTTACGGGGTACCAGCGCGAATTCGTTCGTCTGTATTTCGAAGAGGAAACCACCGAAATCGTGGTCACGAAGGGCACCCGCGTGGGGATGTCGCTGCTCCTGTCTGCGATGGCCGCCTACATCATCTGCTACCTCGGCGAATCCGTCACGATTGCGCAGCCGACGGAGAAGGACGCAGAGCAGTATTACAAGGAGCGCATCGAGCCGCTGTTCGAGATGTGTGAGGCTCTCGGGGCTCTCCGAAGGAAACCACGCCGTGGAGAGAGACAGGATACATGGGATCTTATCGAATTCAGCAACGGCGCTGTACTCCGCCTCGTCGGAGCGGCCTCTGACGACAACTTCCGCCGCTATGGCTCGAAGCACAACTGGGGGGACGAGTACTCTGCGGAAGGATGGGCGCCTACCGCGAAGTCCCAAGGTGAGAAGGCGGAACTGTTCAAGGAGCGTGGAGGCGAGTTCACCAACCCCAAGCTCGTCCTTATTTCGTCGCCTCTCGGCAAGGACAACTGCCGTACCACGGCACGCTATGCCGAGTCCGACCAGCAGGATCCGCACGCATGCTGCCCCCACTGCAACCATGCCCAGATCTTCGAATGGGGAGACAAGGACACGCCGTACGGTTTCAAGATCATTCGCGATGCCCATGGCTTCGTCGACAAGGTCTACTACGAGTGCGTCAACTGCCACGAGCCGATCTATGAACACACGCAGTTCCCCGAGCCGGTGACTGTGGGCGACAAGATCTGTCTGTCTCACAAAGACTATCTGGACGCCACGCTTCACTACAAGCCGTCGACACCTTGGAAGAAGAAGGGTCGCAGAGGGATGTACATCCCCCAATGGTTTTCGCCGAATGGTCGCGCTACTTGGAAAGTCATCGCTGAAGAGTTTCTCGCGAAGAGAAACAATCCCGACGAGATGAAGACGTGGGTCAACAACGCTAAGGGCGTGGCCTACGATGACTTCACGACTTCCTCAATGGATGCCTCCGCAGCCGCCGACATGATCCGGCCTTATCCGGCAGAAGTACCGGACGACGTCGTGCTGCTCATTCTTGCGGGAGACACTCAGACGAACAAGGAAGGCTCCCATCTCGAGACCGTCGCATCCAGGGAATGCACGGGCATGGGCTTCAACCGCTACGGGCAGGTCAGGATCATTGGACACTGGATCATTCCCGGAGAGCCAGGCGATCCGGCGGCAGATGCTGAAGTTACCAAGCTCATGACCCGGAAGTTTAAAAAGCGCGACGGAAGTGAGTGGGGCTTCATCGCGAAGGTTTTTGACATGGGCGGAGACTATCCGGATGAGATCCGGAAGTTCTGTAACAGCTTCCCACGCAGCATGAACGTATGGGCGATCAAGGGCAACAACGGTGTCAAAGGTACCCGCAAGGCAACCGTTTGGCCGAAGAAGGTTTCGAAGAATACCGCGACTGCTGCCGAGCATTACACCATCGACTCCCATGGTGCTCGCGACGCCGCATTTCGATTGCTGATGATGCGTGGCGATAAGGCCATGTGGATCCCGCAGTCCATGCCGCTGGATTATCACACCAAGTTGTTCTGCGAGGAGCGCAAGCGCATCAACGGAGGGCTGTGGTGGAAGCCGAAGCCGAAACGAAGAGCCGAGGAAGAGTGGATGTGTTTGGCTTACGGCGTTGCTGCTCTGAAGGGACTGCAGACGTCTTATCTCCGCTGGCGTGATTTGAATCTTGCAGCCAAGCAGCTCGGAATCCCGGAAGTGCCGCACGATCCTGAGACGGGCGAAATCTACGAGGACTATACAGGCCCGGATCTTTCCGCCCACGCGATCGAGCTGCTGAGCGCAGGTGTCGCTCTTTCGAAAGCTGCCGTAGGCGCACCGCTTCCGAAGTCCTCACCCGCGCGATCGGCGAAAGCGCAAGCCGCGGATCGAGTGGTTGATCCGCCTCAGGCTCCGGTCGCGCAGCCGCCTAAGAGTACGCCTGTCGAGGTACAGCCTCGCCGGGTCATGAAACAGATCAAGGCGCAGTGGCCGCGGCGGTAACGAGGGAAACATGGCGAGCAGGAAATTTGAGTTCTGGAGTGCGCTGGAGATCCGGGAGGCGATCATCGCTCTCGAGCAGGGCATCTCCACCGGAGCAGCATCGGTATCGACACAAGGCCCCGGCGGCGGCTCGGTAACGTGGACGTCGCGAGAGAACTACAACGCGCTGCTTGATGAACTCTACGCGGCGTGGGATCGCAAGAACGGCGCCGACACCAAGCCCGCCCTTACCCAGTTCCGTCAGATCTCGAAGAGAGGGTACTGATCATGGCTACCCGCTCGACGCCACGTCCCGTCAAGACCCCGAAGATCGCCAAGCGCTCGCCGACTGTATCACCTGCTCGCATCGGGTCGATGAAGCAAGTGAGGTACGATCTCGGCTACGGAGGCTTCGGAGCCTCCCGCTCCTACTACGAAGCCGCCAGCAACAGCCCATCCTTCGAGTTTGCACCCGACTACGGCCCGAACTCCGCTAACGGCGAGCTGGAGAAGATCCGCCGCCGGTCCCGCTGGACGTTCGCCAACGACGGCTTCTATGCCAACGCATGCCGTCAGATCGCGAACAATGTGATCGGCTACGGTATCAAGCCGCGGATCAAGGATCCGGTTCTCCGCAAGCTGTGGCGGAAATGGGAGAAGGAAGCAGACGCGCGCGGCGTGCTCGACCTTCACCTCATGGCCCACGCGCTCTGGGTTTCGACGCCGCGCGACGGCGAAGTCTTCGTTCGCGTTCGTCCACGCCGCAAGGAAGACATGAAGTCCGGCGTGCCGTTCCAGCTTCAGATCCTTGAAGCGGACTACGTCCCGATCGAGAAGAACGAAGTCGCTCCAAACGGGAACCTGATCATCTCCGGAATCGAAAAAGACCAGATCGACCGGGTGCAGGCTTACTGGATGTACGACTATCACCCCAAGGATTTCGCGCGTCTCGACAAGCGCAGTCTGCTTCCGAAGCGGGTTCCGGCGAACGACGTTCTGCATGTATACCGTCCCGACCGCTTTGAAGCTATGCGCGGCGTGCCTTGGGGTGCTCCAGCCCTCAACAAAGCCGAATCCCTGAAGACGTACGATGAGGCAGAGGTCGAGCGGAAAAAGGGGCAGGCCATGCATGGCGGCTTCATCACGCCTCCGGTCGGCGAAGACGGCAAGGCTGTCATGTCGGTCGACGGCCAGGACGCTGCAGGCATTGATTTCCACGGTATGTCACCGGGCACGTGGACGATCACGCCTGCCGGATATCAGATCACGCTGTCGCAGCCACAGGGAAACGATGCCAACTACCCCCTTTTCCGCAGGGAGGGCATGACCGAGGTCGCCGTTAGCTTCGGCCTGTCCGTCGAGCACGTCACGCTCAACTTCGAGAAGCTTAATGACCGCCAGTGGCGTGCCAACAATCTCGAAGTGACGCGCGCCATCGAGTCCTATCAGGAGATTGCGATCTCGCAGTTCTACCGCCCGATCTGGCAGCGGTTCGTCGAAGCCTGCTACCTCGCAGAACTCTGGCAGCCAGAGGCTGGCAAGACCGTCGCCGACTACTACGACATCGAATACATGCCACCGGCACGCGGTCACATTCATCCAGTTCAAGAAGTCGCCGCCCTCAGGGAGGCAATTCGGATCGGAGTACTGAGCCGCAAGCGAGTTGCTTCCATGTACGGCGACGACGTCGAGGACATCGACGAAGAGAACGCGCTCGACCAGCAGAGAGCTATGAAGCTGGGTCTTCGTTACGACGTGTATAGCGCACTCGAAGGGATGGACTTCAATGCCATCCTGCAGTCGACACTGATCGAGGACACGCTCGAAGAACTCGATACCAGTGGCGCTTCCGACCCCGGCTCGATCATGTCGGCTGGATAATCCCAAAGTTTCTTCAAAAAAAGTTTGCGGACCGGAGCAAAAGGGCACCGGTCCGCTTCTTCTTGGAATCCTTAAATAATCGATTTACACGAAATTTTCAGTGGAAATGGGATTCCTAGTTTTGACGTTTTAGTAAGCATTTTCAATGGCAAAGCCTGTTGACAACGCACGATTTCACGCGTCATCGTCGGCCGTCATCAACGCCAAGTACGGAGTTAAAATGGCTTTGATCCCTCTCGACTACCTGCCTGTCCTCGACACCATCAGCCACGCTCAGTCTCTTTCGGATGCCGTCAAAGCGAGCACCGCCGATCTCATTCAGTACCTCCAGGAACTCGTCGACGATGGCGGCGACGGACCCCTGTTCGACTACGCCAAGCAGGCGGCGCTGGTGATCGACTGGTCGGACACCAGCCCGAGTTTTCCGGAGGTTCACTTCGAAGAAGCGCCCGGAGATCTCGGACGTCAGGGGGTCGTCTTGCACCGCGCCGCAGTCCGGTTCGACGTTATGGATCTCGTCCGCGGCACCGCTTTCGACGGAGACTTGGTCGATATCGTTGTCCTCCTGCAGGGCGAGCGCTGGACGAGCATCTGCGAAAACATGGCGCTGCTGCACTACGGCGGCATGCTCGCGGACTTCTACAACATGACCGCCAAGAAGGAGGCCGCGTAATGGCTATGCACTCTAAGTCCAAGCCGTTCGTCGGTGTCCACGTCCTGATCGGGAAGGTCGACGATGACGTCCTGCGCAAGCTCTCGCTCTGCCTGAGCGATTTCCTTCTTGACCGCGATGTCGCTGAAGGAGAGCGGATCTGCACGGGGCAGTTGTCCATCTTCGTCTCCGCGCGTGAAGCGAGCGAGGGCATGTTGTGGGTCGAGATGACCGTCTGCCACCAGCAGCGCGCCGACGAGATCAGCGATGTCGTGTACAGGCACGACGTTCGCGAGCGGTCGTCTCTTTTTCACATCGCGGACTTCTTGGAGACCCGCGAATGGGCTGACCAGTTCTTTAAAATCGCTGCCGCCGTGCACGGCTAAGCCTCCCAAGAAGCCCCCACACCGGGGGCTTCTTCTTTTTCCGGGTGTCGTCTCGAATCTTGCAGACACCTGCCGCAGGCTCGTCTCAGCATCCAAAACGAGACGACGTATGCCACGATCCGCCACGACATCGCAGAAGACTGACCAGCGTGCCACCGCACCTGGCCACGTCCGCGCGTTTGCGGGTGCGCCGACCTCCGTCGACGAAGCCACGCGCAGTTTTGACATCGTGATCACGACCGAGACACCCGTTGTGCGCTGCATTCCGGATCCCCGTGTTCCGCGTTCTTCCGACCCCTTCTCCGGCACGTACATCGAAGTCGGCGAGGTTCTGGTAGCGGCAGGCATCGACCTGAGCCGTGCTCCGCGCATGCCGTTTGTCGACTGTCACGACACGTATACGAGCATCGACAAGATTCTCGGCAAAGTGGACGACATCCGTGTCGAAGGCACTGCCATTGTCGGCCGCGTGACGCTGACCCGAAAGCGTGCCGACCTGCTGCCGGACATCGTCGACGGTTTCTACGGTCAGATCTCCGCCGGGTACTTCTACGACGACAAGGACACCGAACTTGTCGAGCAGCCCGACGGCGGCATGCCGCTCCTGTTGGTGAAGCGCTGGACGCTTACCGAAGCCTCCGCAGTTCCCGTCGCCGCCGATCCCAACGCTTTCATCCGGAGCCTTGGCTCCCGAGCTGCTCCTGAAGCGGCAGCCCCCAGTGAGGAGAAACCCATGGACATCGAAGAAATCATCGCCGCTGCAGAAGAGGCGGCAGCCGCTGCCGACGCCGCCCTCGAAGCCGCTGAAGAAGCAGTCGGCGCCGACGGCACTGCAGAAGAGCTGGTTGAGCGCGTCAAGGCTCTGCGAGGCAAGCGTACCGAGGAAGACACCGCTGCCGCTGCAGAAGACGAGCAGAAGCCGAAGCCGGAAGACACCGCCGCAGAGGGCGAGCGTGCCGACGATGCCGAGATGACCGACGAAGAGAAGAAAGACGTCGAAAACGTCCGCAGCATCGCCAAGGGCTACGGCCTCGACGGTCTCGTCAGCGATCTCCGAGCACTGGGTGCCAAGCCAGCTCAGATCCGCGCAGCCGTCTCGAAGTCCATCGCCGAGCGCGGCGCCCCGGCGGCTTCCGATCCCGTCGTCGTCAAGACCCCGGTTCGGTCGGCAGTCGAAGCCTTCAACCCATCCGCCGTCTACGCGGCCAGAAACAAGCGCTAAGCGGCGCTCAAACCCAGGAGAAATCACATGGCTACTGTACTCACCCAGGGCAAGGCTGACGAAGGCTTCATCGTCGGACAGCTCGAACACGGCCTGAGCCGTGAAACCGTCAAGCTGGCAGCTGGCAGCTACGCACCCGGATCCGTCGTGATGTCCGACGAAGGCGGCAACTACGTCCTTGCCACGCAGACCCTTGTCGATGCGGACGTAGACGGCGACGCGACCTATGCGGTCGTCCTCCGCGCATGCTCCGGCACTTCTGCCTTTGACGCTGCCGTCCTCGCCGACGTTGCCGCGGTCAAGGATTCGGAACTGGTGCTCGGTGCCGGTCTCACCGTCGCGGAAGTGAAGCCGCTTCTCGCCAAGTCCAAGATCAAGATCCGCCACGCCGTCTAAGCGTTGCGAGAACAAAACACGAACAGGAGTTCAAAAATGAGCCTCGCAAACGTCTTCAAGAGCGACATCTTCAGCTTCACTTCGCTGACTGCCGCCATCAACATGGTGCCCCCGCAGCCGACTTCGGTTGACGGCTTCGCGACTTTCGCTGAGTCCGGCGTGAACACGCTGACCGTGACCGTCGAAGAGAAGGATGGCCGTATCGGCATCGTGAAGTCCGCTCCACGCGGCTCCGTCGGCCGTGGCATCTCCTCCAAGCAGCGCCGCGCACGCGCTTTCACCGTGCCGCACTATCCGACCTATGACCAGATCCTCGCTTCCGAGATCCAGGGCGTTCGCGCCTTCGGCAGCGACAACCAGATGGAAACGGTCGAGGCCAAGCTGGCCGAGAAGCGCGGCGACATGCTCGCCGACCTGAACAACACGATCAACATGGGCAAGTGGGGTGCCATCGCAGGCGTTCTCTACGATGCTGATGGCTCGGTTCTCTACGACTGGCACTCCGAATTCGGAGTTGCCCGCAACGAGATCTCGATCGATCTCACGAACCCGAACCTCAACCTTCGCGACGAGATGATCAAAGCGAAGCGCCAGGCTGAGAAGGAACTCGGCGGTTACACTTTCAGCAAGTTCACCGTCGCTCTTCCGGCTGGTGTTTTCGACGCCTTCGTGTCGCATGTCTCCCTGAAGGAGGCCTACGATCGTTGGCAGGACGGTGCCTTCCTCCGTGCCGACAACCGCAAGGGCTTCATGATCGCCGACAACATCGAGATCAAGAGCGTCGACATCACCGACCTCGGCAACGGCCTGACGACCATTCCGGACGATGAAGGCTACATGATCCCCGACGCAAACGGCCTCCTGAAGGTCAACTACGCTCCGGCCGACACCATGGAAGCCGCGAACACCATCGGTCTTCCGTACTACGCGATGTCCGAACCGATGCCGTTCGGCAAGGGTGTCGAACTCGCCGCCGAGACGAACTTCATCGCCTACGCCGAGAAGCCCCGCGCCATCGTCCGCATCCTCTTCTCGTAACCGAGGAGAGCATAGCCAGCGGGAGGTTTGCCTCCTTCTCCTCCCGCTGGCTCCCCTATTCCTTCCATCTCGGAGCGCTCCCATGACCAATACCATTGACACCGCTGTCAGCACCGTGGGCGACGCCTTCCAGGCTCTCACGCTCGATAGCGCAAAAGTTTCCACGCACTCCGTCGCCTCTCTTTCTTCGGATACGCTGCACGATCTAGCGGAGGACACCACGCTCATCATGATCTCGGTTGGCACCGAAGGATCCGGCGTGCTCGTCTACCGCGGCGATGCTTTCACGACCTCCAAGAGCTGGCATCTCCGCCCCGGAGACCATCCATTCAACGTACCCGGCGGCAGCCGCACGCTGCGTTTCCGCGCCGTCGACGAGCTGACGACCGTCAAGATCATGGAGAACTGAGATGCTCGGCCCGTCTCTCATCATTGGCGGAGGTAGCGGCGGGACAGGTTCGGGTGAAGCCGGGCCTCCCGGCAAGAGCGCATACCAGCTTGCCGTACTCGATGGTTTCGTCGGCACTCTTGAGGAGTGGCTGGCTTCGCTCGTCGGTCCTCCGGGTGCCACCGGTCCTCAGGGGCCTCAGGGACTGAAGGGCGACAAGGGAGATATCGGCCCTGCTGGTGCCACCGGCCCCGCTGGGGCGAAAGGCGACACCGGAGCCGCAGGTGCTGCCGGAAAATCTGCGTATCAGCATGCCATCGACAATGGATTCGTCGGCACCGAGAGCGCTTGGCTTGCGAGCCTGAAGGGCGCAAAGGGAGACACAGGCGAACAGGGTCCGCAGGGCCCGGTTGGCGCAACTGGCCCTGCGGGTCCACAGGGGCCGCAGGGCATTCAGGGCGTTGCTGGACCTCAGGGTGCCACCGGTCCCGCAGGTGCGCAGGGTGCACAAGGAAATCCCGGCAAATCTGCGTACCAGCATGCCGTCGACAATGGCTTCGTCGGCACCGAGAGCGCTTGGCTTGCGAGCCTGAAGGGCGCAAAGGGAGATGCCGGAGTCCAGGGGCCGCAGGGTCCTCAGGGCATTCAAGGCCCGGCCGGAGCGACAGGCCCGGCCGGGTCGAACGGTGCTGCCGGAAAGTCCGCCTACCAGTCGGCTGTCGACGGTGGGTTCGTCGGCACTGAAGCCGCGTGGATCGCCAGTCTTAAGGGCGCGAAGGGTGACACGGGGGAGCAAGGGCCTGCAGGTGCTGCAGGGGCGACTGGACCACAAGGCCCGGCTGGTGTCGATTTCAATCCGGCAACATCGACCGTGAAGATCAGGGAGCGCGTCCTCAAGAACACGTCTACGGGTGCGAACCATGTCATGTTCACGACCTCTGGCACCACGAACAAGGCGACGCTTCTGGCTCTCGTCAAGTCGTCTTTCAACGTCGTCGACCCGACTAAGGTGTTCGCCGAAAACATCAAGCTGCGGATTGCCTGCTGTGGTGGTGGTGGAGGTGGCGCGTACGGATCGAGAAACGCGTATGGAGGGTTTCCGGGGTCTCTTCAAGTGCGGGAATGCATGTTGTCCGATTTTCCGGACACCGATATCTCCTACACCGTTGGAGCAGGCGGTGTAGCAGGCGGTGCAGGTGGCTCGACCCAGTTCGGGACAGTTGGATCGGACCTTGGTGCACCTTATTGGACTTTCGCCCTTTCAGGCTCTGCCGGCGGAGCGGATACAGCGACGCAGGCAGGCTCACACGAGTACTGCCTTAGCCGCGGCATGGATCCGACGACATACCGTATGCACGCGTACGTACCAGCCTCGTTTACAGCCCTCGACAGGCAGAGTGCATGGTTCGGTCCAGGCGGCGGCGGACCATCTGCAACAACTCGTGGATACGGGGGTGTCGGATCGCGCGGATCCATCTCCGACCTGACTGCGGGAGGCTACCCAAGCGCCAACGAAGCAACCAAGACCGCTGCCAACCACAACGCGCTGTACTTCGACTCATGGGGTGGCGGCGGCGGCGGAGCCGGAGGTGGCAGCTATGGCGGCAATGGCGGATTCCCCGGTGGCGGCGGTGGAGCTTCGTTCAACGACCCAACCTCCTTCAACGCCAGTAAGGGTGGCGCTGGAGCCATCAAGATTCAGTTCATCATCAGGGAGTGGGTGGCATGAGCGATACGCATTTTCTCATTGATCCGGACGGCGTGGTCGAAAACATCATCGTCGGAAGTGTCAGCATTCCAGGCTACGCCTGCATTCCTCAGACGCCGGAACTGGTGCGGGTCGGCATCGGGTGGGTCTACGATCCTGCGCATGACGCATTCGTCGACCCGAGAGCACCCGCGCTTACAGGACACGACCCGGATGTTCAGCAGAACGAGTTCGTCTGGTCGCCGGAACATGGAACCTACGTGAATGCGGCACTCGCCGCGCAGGAGTCGTCGAATGCTTAATCCGAGCCTCATCATCGGCGGCAGCGGCTACGGTCCCGGCGGTCAGGGAGCGCCAGGACTGTCGGCATATCAGGTGGCCGTCCAGAACGGGTTCTCGGGCACTGTCGAGGAGTGGCTTGCGTCTCTCGAAGGCCCGGCGGGTCCTACTGGCCCGCAAGGGCCTCAGGGCATTCAGGGACCAGTAGGCCCTCAGGGGCCGCAGGGAGTTCCTGGCCCTGTCGGCCCTCAAGGTCCGCAAGGGCCGCAGGGTATCCAAGGCCCCGCTGGCAGTGCTGATCCCTCCACCGTCAAGTACGACGCCGCGGGCAACATCGAAGGCCACTACATCTATGCCGGGCGCATGTCCGACGACGGCAACGGCAACTACATCAGCAACGGTGGCGGTATCGTCATCGGCGGCAAGACTGGTGTGCGCTACCGCCATGAGGGCTTCTATTCTCACTATGACGAAGGCTCGATCGCGTCTTATCCGAATGTCGCGAACCGCGCCAACAGACTGGCGCTGTGTCCTTCCGGCGAGCCGGAGAACATCATGGGTGAGGACACGGCATCACTCGCCCTGCAGCACAAGAACGGCAGCTACGAGCAGCGCTTCTGCCTCATCTCGAAGAAGGCCGGAGAGTACCGACTCGCATCTGTCGCGACTGGTATTGGCACGAACTTCCCGATCACCATCGCGCCCGGTGACTACCGCACCGTCCGCTTCCAAACGGATTTCTCGACCGTCTTCACGACGCAGGCGCTGAACGGCGGCGGCTACAAAAATACGGTCATCAAGATCGAGCAGCCTGCGGTCTCGCAGTTCATGCGGCTGTTCGGCAGAACCGACGGCAAGTTCGGGTTCGAATATGTCAACGGTTCGGCGACGATGGAATACCGCCTCAACGGCGTCGGCTTCTCTGTCGGTGCTGCCGATGCCGTTGCCAAGCTGCATGCTCACATCACGGAGTCGGCAGTGCCAGGCTTCTACGCGAAAGCTACCGCCAGCGACTACTCCGGTCTCGTACACCAGATCGAGGTCAACCGTGCGGCGAACAGTGCCTACGCGTTCTTCGTCGCACGTTCAAACGCTGGTGCCACGATGGACACCGAGTTTAATTTGCGCGGGGACGGCAACGGCTACGCCGATCTCGCATGGAATGCCAATGGCGCGGACTATGCCGAGCTGTTCGAGTGGGCTGACGGCAATCCGGATGCCGAAGACCGCGTCGGCCGCAGCGTCGTCCTTGTCGGTGAGAAGATCCGTCTCGCTTTGCCCGGCGAAGATGCTGTCGGTGTCATCTCGGCATCTCCCTCCGTCCTTGGCAACGCAGCGTGGAATTCGTGGCAGGGCAAGTACCTCCGCGACGACTTCGGTCGTGAAGTCAAGGGTGCCGATGGCAACTCGATCCTGAACCCTGCCTACGATCCCGCTAGCGAATACGTGCCGCGCGAGAACCGTCGCGAATGGTCGCCTGTCGGCCTTACCGGTCGGCTGCGCATCCACAAGGGCCAGCCGACCGGATCGCGCTGGATCAAGCTCGTTGATGTGAGCGAAGCCGTAGAGGAGTGGCTTGTCAGATGACCCTAGCCCGCGTTTTCCAGCCCATCCCGCGCATCCTGACCCGCACGTTCGCGGTGCCGTCTCCTGCTATCTGGATCCGGCACCGGGACGACGGGACGACGGCTTCGGATGAGCTGAAAGTGCTGTTCAATGCCGCAACTCTGACTGTCAGTTCCGACGGACTCGAGACGACGATGGGCGGCATCCGTGCACGCTGCGCGGTAGCCGACGCACTTGCTCTGGAACCTTCCCGCGCTGCGAACCTGGACTCGCTTTTCAAGGACAACGGCCGCGACCAGCTCGTCGTCGACAGCACGGAGTACGAGATCGAATCTTGCAGCGTCGATGGGTACGGTATGTGCGAGATCTCGCTTTACAGGAAGAAATCATGAGCCACATCCGGACAACCGTTCGCAACGCCGTAGTCGAGAGACTGCGCGATGTCGGTGGTTTTGGTCTGGTTGAGCCCGCGCTGCGCATCCTGCGCGGCTTTCAGGATGACCATTACCCGGTCGCCTTCGTATCTGTTTCTGATGCCGGAACACCTGTCGGCCGCAACCCGCCCGGCAGCCGCCCGCTGCAGCGCAGCCTGACGGTCACCGTATCCATCGGATCGATCGACGACCCGGAGAGGCTGGATGAGACGCTCGACGCTCTCGCGGCGAAGGTTGAAATTGCCCTGTCAGATCCGACCACAATGACATTCGGTAAAGTGCTCGACTGGTCGTACGTGGCAACCGAGTGGCCGGATCCCGCAACCGTAGAGGAGTACGGCTTTGCCGTCGCCAAGGTCGTCTTCCGAGGCACAGTCACAACCCCGGAAGGTCAGCCTTCCGTCAACCAACACCAGTAATTTTGGAGAGAACAAATGGCGAACAAACTTCGCGGACTTACGAATGACAACTATGCCAAATGGTCGCTCCAGGGCGTGTTCACCCCGCACGGCGAAGAAGGCGGCATCAACCTGGGCGACATCGAAGCGCTCGGCTATACGCCGAACCTGACCGAGATCGAGCGCTACACGAAGGAAACGCCGGAGAAGACGCTGGCACGCACCGATGTCATTCAGAAGGACGCCACGCTCAACCTCACGCTCAAGTCGATCACGTCGCTCGTCCGGGCCGCGCTCTTCATGGACGACCCCGAGCAGTATCTGACCCAGTCCGCTACCACGAAGACCGTGACCTTCGCGAAGCTCGTGAAGGGCCGCGTCTACGCCACTGGTCTCAAGGACATCACTGTCACCAGCTTCGAAGGCGACGCCGTCACTTTCGTTGAAGGCACGCACTTCCGCGTGATCTCGGAGACCGGCCACATCGAGTGGATCGGAGACACCGTCGCCACCGGCGGCGAACTCGACGTCTCCGGTGCCGCGATCACCGTGACATCCGGGAAGCAGCAGTTCGGCCTGATGGCTGGCAACGGCCTCCGCGGAAAGCTCGACCTTTTCGGTTCGAACGAAATCGGAGTGCCGATGCACATCGAATTCTGGGACGTCAAGCTCACGCCGTCTGGCGAAGTCGCGCTGCAGGGTGGTGACGACTACACCGAGGTTCAGCTCACTGGCCGCGTCTACGCCGACCTGTCCCGCGACGCCCGCTTCCGCTTTGGCTGCGTCACCGAACTGTCCGCCTAACCCATCTTTCGGAGCCGGATCTCTCCGGCTCCTCCCACCCACGCCATCCAAGGAGGAAATGAATGGCTACCCCTAACAAAACCGCACCGTTTTCCGGCGTGAAGGCACTGATGGCCGCCGCCGGCCACCAGTACGAAGATTTCATCTTCGACCATGAAGGTGAGCAGATCATCGTCCCAATGCGGGCCATCACTGTGTTTCAGATGCTCCGTCTTTGCCGACGCTTCCCGCAGCTGCTGGCCATTTTCGACGGCGGCGAGAAGGGCCTGATGCAGACGATCGTCGAAGCGGGTGATGCCGCCGTTGCTGCCGTGATCGCGTGCTCTGCGGATGCCGAAGACGACACTGAATTTTATGCGTGGCTTCTGACCGCACCGGACGACGTCGTCCTCGATCTGATGAAGTTCGCTGTTCGCATGACTTTCCGCGACGAGGACCCGTCCGTTTTTTTTCTCAAGCTCGTGGCGCGTCTGGAGGCTCTCGGGCTGTTCAAAGCGGCTCCGGAGACCGAGGCCGCGTGACGCACTGTGCCGACGGCCTCGCAGTTGACGGCAACCTCGCGGCGCTGGTGAAGCTGGCCCTGGAATACGAGGTCGTCACCGGGAGGAGCGGCATGGACTTCACCCCGACCGAGTTGGTGTGGCGGACAAGGGTGATCGCGGAGCGCGAGAAGCTCGCCACTTTCAGCACGGCGCGAGCCGTCGCTGTCGGAATGAGCGGTGACGAGAAAGCGTGGAAGACACTGGAGTGATGTGATGGCAGGCGTGCAGGCAGAAATCAAAACCCGGTTTACGCTCGGCGGCATTAAGGAAGCCGCCGCGGGCCTGCGCGGCTTTGCCCAGAGACTGAACTCCAGCTTCGAGGAAGTGAAGAAGAAGACGCGACCCGTCTTCGATCCCATGAAGCGCTCGCTCGACGCCGTCGAAAACAAGTTGAAGTCAGTCGGGAAGACTGCCGCCACCGTCGGCGGCAAGACGGCATTCCACGGAATTCGGCTCGGCGCACTCGGCGCGAGCGTTGCCGTCGGCGGCCTGACAGCGAAATTTTCGGCTATGTCGGCAGCCGCTCTTAGCACCGCAAAAGAGACCGCCAGTGCTCTCAAGGGTCTCAGCCTCGACGCGCAGCGCATCGGCGGCAGCACCGAAGATGTCTCCGTCCTTGGCTTTGCTGCGGACCAGATGGGCACCGACCGCGACGAACTCGTCACGCAGATCTCCACGCTGTCTAGCGAATTCCTGACGCTCAAGGAGAACATCGCCGCGGCCGACAAGAACTTTCAACGCTTCCTCAGCCGCAAGGCCGCAGATCTCACGCTCGCGAGAGATGCCGGAGACGGCGCTGCTTTCTGGGCCACGTACAACGGCATGAGGGACGACATTTCAGCCGAGCGCATGAAGTCGATCTCAGCTATCGACGCGCGACTTGCACAGATCGAAGCGAATGCCAACCGGATCGAAGCCTCTGGTGGCGTGTCCAACCGCGCCTCTGAGCTCGTGAAGCGTGTGCAGGATCAGAAGCTGGCGCAGGAGATCTACGACCTTCAGGAAGCGCGGAAGCAGATCGTGGCCAGCCAGTCGCCGCAGGGGCAGGCTTTCTTCGAGCTGCAGAGCTTCGGCCTGGATCAGGAGGCCGCGTCGAAGGGAGGCATCGAATCTCTGCTCGCGATCTCCGACGCTTTCAAACGCGTTCAGAACGAGAGCCAGAAGGCACGTATCGCGGCCAAGTTGTTCGGCGAGGACGCGGGCCCGAAAATGATTCCGCTGCTCAACGGTGGCCGCGAAGCGATCGAGAAATACCGTGCGGCACTCCGTGAATCCGGTGCCATCGCGTCGCCCGAAGACATCAAGGCTGCCGAGCAGTACACGCTCTCTATCCAACGGCTCAAGCTGGCGTTCGACGGCGTGAAGCTCACGGTCTCGCGCACGCTATGGCCCGACATGACGCGATCTTCCGACCAGCTCGCCGACTTCCTGATGAGAAATCGTGACGCGATCGCAAGGTACGTTTCGGAAGTCTACCTCGCGACCGAGCAGCTCGTGAAGGATGTCTACGCCGCCTTCAACGGCGACCTGTCCGAGATCAAGACGAAGTGGTTCGACAAGTTCATCCACAAGGCAATCGCCGCGCGGGACTACCTCGTCGCGCTCTGGGAGGACGTGCAGAAACAGTACCAGCTGCTGTCCGACGGCAAGGATAGCGACTACGGCTGGATCAACGCGATCCGCGACGGGTTCCTCGTCGTCCGATCCGTCGTGGTCGACGTCGTCAAGCAGATCTCCGCCCTCGCGGCCGGACGCGACACGGACTATCCGTGGCTCAACAAGCTGCGCGATGGAGTCGTGGCGTTCGCAGAGCATTTCAGCAAAGCGTTCGAACTCGTGAAGTCGGGCCTCAAGATCATCAGCGAGATGCTCGATCCCATCCTTTCCAAATGGGGCGTGGACATCATGACCCTCGGGATGGCGGTCGGCATGGCTCGCATGCTTGGCGTTTTCAAGCTCCTGACGACGGCTGCCGGCGGCCTGTTCGGTACTCTGACGAAGGTCTTCTCCCTTGGAGGCGGTGCCGCAGGAGCTGCTGGTGCTGCCGCTGCCGGAGCCGCTGAGGCCGCAGGAGCTGCCGGAGGAGCCGCAGCTGGTGCCGCTGCGACCGCCTCCGGTCTGGCGGCGTCCCTGATCCGTGTTGGAACGGTAATTTCCACGGTGATCAAAGGAGCCGCACTGCTTGGCGTGACGCTCGCAGCCGCATTCGAGGCTGGGCAGAAAGCCGCAGAGTACATGTACGAAAACACACAGAAAGCCTACGACGAACTCTTCAAGGCGCAGGCACAGCTGATCGCGGCGCAGGGGAACGAGGCGGCCGACAAGGCTCTTAACGACCGCTCGGGGAGATGGCTCGAATACCAGCAGAAAATTCGGAAAGCACAAGGCATCCAGATTCACCAGCTCACGCCCGAGCAGAGATACACAAGCGGCCGCCGCGCTATCAATCGTTTCCTCGGATGGGATGAAAACTATCAGCCGGAATCCGACGAAGAAAAAGCTGCGATGATCGAAAAGTATCGGAAGGACGACGAGGCGTACTACCGCAAGTACTATCCGCAGCAAGCGGCTCAGACACAGAAGCCGCAGGCGACCATCCGCTACGACATCAACATCAACGGCACGAAGGCCACGGCTACCGGCGGCCCTGACGTCGCACGTGCGCTTGATCAATTGAACAGGAATCCGTGATGACGTACGAAGCACCCACGAAAATCCTCGCTCCCGATCTCGGCATCGGATGGCAAACGGGCTTCGAGCTGTCTGTCGAGATGTCGCCGATCGCGCAGTCAGCAAACATCATCCGCAACTGGAACGGTGTCGCGAAGAACTTGGCCGAGGAGGAGTTCCGGCTCTTCGCGATCAAGATCAACAGCAACGCGGACTTCAGGCCACCCGCGCTCGCGAACATGTGGCCTGGTACCGTCTTCAGCCTGGTGCCGCCGAACGAAGTCTGTGTGATCATCCCGGTCGGCGGCACGACCGCCGTGTTTCCGCGCAATGTCCACGAAGCCCGAGCACTGACCATGGCTTTCGACGACGTCGGTCATACGGTCTCCGGCAAAACTGTCACCCTGTCGGCTCCCGCCATCGTTCCTGTGCGGGTCTACGCACGGCTCGAATACACCGTGATGGTGACCGAGCCATGGAGCGAGACGTACCAAGAAGCCACCGCGGACAGCCAGTGGCAGCTATCGACTGAAGAACTGGGGGGGCTCTACTGATGCTCGGACTCCAGTTCATCCCGACCTACGACGCAGCTTTTGATCCAGCGGCGGCTGCCGATAGTGCCTTCTTCGTGCTCTCCGGCGGCATCTATGAGAGCCGCGTCGGCAAGCGCATCGAACCCTATTTCAAAGTCACCGTAGAGAACCCTGGTGTCTCCGGGTGGATGCCGACGGCCAACAGATATGCGATCCTATGGGAGAAGCGGGCCGAAGACACGCAGCCGATCCTGCTCGCCCGTGGCCGTCTCGTTCCGCTGCCGACAGGCATGGCCGGAAGCACGATCGAGCTGACCTTCCGATGCTTGCCGCCGAACGCCGACGATATCCTCAAAGCCGCCGCCAACTTCCTGCGGACCGGCGAAGCCGTCGATTACGATCCCGACTCTCCGCTCGCCGACCGTCTCGATGCCGAATACTACGATCCCGTTTTCTACGGTGCCGGAGCGGAAGACGACCCCGAAACCGCTCTTTCCGCACGGCCCGAGGTCTGGCACTGGGATCGCCGCACGCTCACGGTCAGCCGTACGCATCTCGTCGACAGCGCGATCACGCATGACGTAGGCTATGAGGGCATCGGCGAGCCGCCGTCGCTGAGCATCAGCCAGCCGCCGCGGCCGATCAGCAAGGTACGCGTGACCGCGGCGTGGACGCAGGTCGCGAAAGGCAAGCAGAGCGTCGCCAACAACGACAGCGTGGAGACGTTCACCTTTGAGGACTTCCTCAATTCGTTCCCCAAGCCCGGCACGGCTATCGGTGCGAACACAGGCTGGACGCTTGATGAGGCCAAGATCAATTCCGTAAGCGACGGCAGCTCGAGTTGGCTGACGGTGTCCGGGTCGAAATTCGGCGCCGCGAGCGGCGGAAAGCTGCAGGTGCGTCCGAAACTCATCGACTTCACCCTCCGCGCGGCATACGACTATCAGCAGCAAAGGCAGGAGATCCTGACGATCTCGATGCCGTCTGGTCTTCAAGACCTGCCTGCAGAGGACGACGAAGTCGAGGTTGTGGAAACGCTTAACCTGTCTTCGCTCAACATCGACAGCTCGACAGCCGAGTGGATCTACGAAGACGAGACCACGCTCGAGCCAAAGACCTACGCTATCGGAGACGAAGTCCTCGCGAACGGAAAGGCGTGGACATGCCTTGTGGCGCACACCGCGACCGAGAATTTCACACCGCGCGATCCAGCTACGGACGTGCAGCTCTGGCAGATCCGTGAGAAGCGAGCGCCGATGCGCGACTCCGCGTCGTCGCGCTACTTCGATTCTGCACGCGGCATCCGGTCTGTCCGGCACGCGATCCTGCGCCTCGCCCGCACGAACCTCGAGCGCAGCCAGTGCGGGGAGGTCACGTTCGACATTCCGTGGCTGCTGGGTCGCGAGATGACCTGTGCTGACAGTGTCAGGATCGCGCACCGCCGTCTGCCGGGTGGTGAGCTGGTCGGCAAGGTCGTCGGTCTGGAACTGCTCATCGAAGAAGGCGGTAAGCGCAGTGCACGCGTCACGCTCGCGTCGATCCCCGGCACGAACGCGGCGGTACCCACGCCCGGTGCCGGACAGTCGCAGACCGGGTCTGTCGTCTACTCCACGAGCTACGCTGGTGTCCGCACTCCCGTGAACGCAGCCGCGCTGTCCGTCGCCGCCCCGCGCGTCTACGCATTCGAGAACGTCTGGTCGGAGCAGCTGCTCGCCGCGAGCGGTCAGCCGGATCCCATCGCCGTAATCGGCTCGATGCCGACGAGGCTCAAAATCGCATTCACGCCGCTTCGTGAAGAGGACATCCTGACGCGCAGGATGTCGGTCACGTGCGAGCCGCTCGCGCTGCCGCGGCAGATCAACCTGCGTCCGGACATGGGAGGTGCATGATGTCGAGAAAAATCCAGACCGCGCTCACGGCATTCGTCCAGAAATCTATTATCGGAAGTCAGCAGGCCCCGACATTGGTATCGGTCGACGTGATGGCGCGTTGGGACGTGGACAGCGAAAACGGGCTGGTGATCGGCAGCGAGGCGGCGGTCGACGCGACGTCGTGCGTGGTGCAGACGGACGTCTCGTATACGCCTCCGGCGGGGTCAGCATGACACTAATTAGATGTCTTTCTTCGACACTAATTTGATGCTTTTCATGAACATCTAAAGTTAGATCTCGCACTCGAATCTTGCACCGTCGTCATGTCTGCTCGTGTTGTTGACACCTCCAGCGCACGAGTATCCGTATGCCCGATCATTCCATCTTTCCCTCCAGCGATCAGTTCCTGAAATTGGTCGAAGGGCAGGCTCGTCTTGAAGCGAAATTGGATGCATTTTTTGCCGCGCAGACGACGATGAAAACCGAGATCGACGGAATGAAGACCGATATCGCTGCGGTCAAGTCCGACGTCGCCGAAATCAAGTCCCAGCGCCGGGCGACAAAATCCTATCTCGCGGGAATCGCCGCCGTCGCCGGCGGCATCTCGTGGGTGGCAAGTCAGTTTCTCGACCCCCTCATGAAAAAATTCTTCGGAATTTGATGCGTCCGAACTGCGGACACACTCTGTGTTTGTCAACGAAATTGGCAATAGCCGTTTACAAACAGAGACTTAGCGACTTGCGCCCGGCTCCGCCGACAGCAATCCTTGAATTACCCAAGACTAAACTTGGGGTTTTTTAGGGAAGCGTACATGCAGAAAATCATCCGAAATGCGAAGCTCGCGACGTCCGGCAGACCGCTCGTTGAAGACTATTCCGCAGTCAAAGAACTCCTTGAGCAAGGCCTTGGCCATCGCGCGATCGCCGAGAAACTGTCCATCTCAAAAGATCGCGTCAAGCGCATTAGAAGGCTCATCGAAGAAGCCTCTTTCATCTCCAGCGACACCGACACGGTCGCATCCCCCTCCGAAAAGGACGATATCAAAGAGCGCATCGCGACCGCCGAGCTGACGGTGCCGTACTCCAACTGGATCGGCGACGGCTGGATCCGCGAATGCGCAGATCCGCAGGAGGTCTACGAGACCGACGAAGAAGGCGAACAGGTGCTGGTAGGCGTGAAGCTCGATCCCGGCGTGATGTGGCCGGAGGGGTGGCACGGAGCGAAGACACTCGAGGAAATTTGCATCTCCCCCGACGTTCCGAAGCCTCGCAGCACACTGAAGACCGGGTATTTGCTCACTGGCATGCAGGACAAGACCCCCGCGCACGGGCCTCTCCTGATTAACATGTGTGCGTTGGCAAGCGCCCGCGGCTACGACTACATCGAAGCCGGAGTTTTCACCTACGGCAAAGGGCTGTTCGCGAGCGGAAAGAAGAAAGATCTCGTCGAGGTCGCCGACTGGTCATCTCTGCTGACTGATATCGTGACGCGCAGCCGCCGCCATCTTGCGAAAGACGTCCAGGCGTGCTTCGAGATGAACATGAGCCCGACGAAGGCGAATCCTCTCACAGGCCTGAACAGCTACGTCCGTGGCAAGACCAGCATCTTCGCGCATCCCCGCCGCGCCGTTCAGTCGGTTCCGCGGCCGCAGACCTCAGACCCAGTGACGCTCTGGACAACTGGCGCATGCACGGTGCCGAACTACGTACTCCGCGAAGCCGGATTGAAAGCCCTCCAGAGGCACACGATCGGTTTCCTGATTGTCGAGATCGACGACCAGGATAGGGTCTTCATCCGAAACATTGATGCGGATCCAGAGACAGGTAACTTCTTCGACCTCGACCTCTTCGTCAGCGCCGGAAACGTCTACACCGTCGACGAAGTGATCGAGATATCCGAAGGACAAGTGGATCGCCCCTTCCTCGGTATTCCTTGCACACACCGGAAAGACATCCACGCCCCCTACGCCCGTGCCTACTGGGGTTACGGCGGAAACCCTGAGAACGACATCCCCCTGATCGACCTCGCGAAGCCTAAGGGTCAGGCTTTCAACGACCTTCTCGACGGGAAGGCAATCAATCACCACGAGGACAAAACGCCAATCCTCGTCTACAAGCGCCATGCACGGCAGGATCAGCATCTCGAGGAAGAGCTGAAGCAAGCAGCCGACTTCCTGATCGAGACGTCGCGCCCCTTCTGCAAGACCTACGTCACCTACTCCAATCACGATGACTTCGTCGCTCGGTGGCTCCAGCGGCCGTCGACCGAGATCGCGGTTGAGAACCAGAAGATCTGGCACTTGGCCAACTTCGAGTGGCGCGAAGCTATCGACAAGGGTGAAAAGTTCGACGTCTTCGAGTGGCTGCTGAGACGCGCGAATTCGAACGCAGCGTTCGAGATCGTGAATGCCGACACGCCGCTCGACGTCTACGGCGTGAGGTATGAATTTCACGGCGACAAGGGGCCGAACGGCTCGCGTGGATCGACAGCGGGGCTGGCGAAACTTGGTCTCAAGATCTCGAAAGCGCATGACCACACGATCGCATGGGTCGATGACTGCGTGAGCATGGGCAATCTCATCCACTCGGCCGACTACGCCACCGGCCCGACGTCGTGGGTTGGAGCATGGTGTCTCGGACATGCGGACGGAAATAGGCAGCTGGGGCTGCTGGTCGGCGACAAGTACCGGGCGTGATCACGAAGACAGGGCGGCATTAGCCGCCCTTCTTGTTTCTTTCAGCGCTGCCGGCGGCTGGAGATTTGCAACGTTATGTTATTACATTTCATGAACGCTTTTCGGAGTTCATGAATGGCAGCCACCTACATCCCCGAACCGTACAAATGCGTGACAGCGTCCGAAATCGAGGACGCTATGGCCGCGGCGATCCTCGACCGCATCGAGCAGCGCGGCCTGACTGCCGCCGAGATCAGCCGCCGATACCCATCAATCCGATCCGGCCACATCGCCAAGCTCCAACGCGGCGACATGCTTGGTTTTCGAATGCTCTCCGCTCTCACAGAAGCCGTCGGCCTCCGTGTCAACATTGAGGTCACCCCGTGAAATCTACTTTTCCCCGCGCTATGAGCTGTCTCTCCGTCTCCGAAGGAGGCTACGTCAACCACCCCAAGGATCCCGGAAAGGGCACCAACCGCGGTGTCACACAGGCCACTTACGATGCCTACCGGACGAAGAAGCACGTTGCCAAACGCGACATCCGCCTGATCACGGACGCGGAAGTCGCCGACATCTACCGCACGCTCTACGCCGACCCCATCCGCTACGACGATCTCCCGGCCGGAGTGGACTACGCCACCTTCGACGCGGCTGTAAACAGCGGTGTCAGCCGGGGCGCGAAGTGGCTCCAGTCGTCACTGGGTGTCACTTCCGATGGAAAAGTCGGCGACGGTACCGTAGCTGCCGCCGCGAAGGCCGACGCGATCAAGACCGTGAAGGCCATCTGCTCGAAGAGACTGTCGTTCCTGCGCGGCCTCGGAACCTTCAGCACTTTTGGTAAAGGGTGGACGTCGCGCGTCGCCCGTGTCGAGGCCGAGGGCGTTTCGATGGCCATGCAAGCCCGCGGCATCTCTAAGGCATCTCTACCGATTGCGCTGTCCTTGGAGTCTCGCCGAGCATCTGAAGACAGTGCAGTGACGAATGGTGTCGCGAAGGCGACCGGCACGGCCGCAACGGGATCCGCTGCATCCACCGCGGTCTCGAATCTTTCAGACACCCAGCTAATCCTGATGGCAGTCGCCGCTGCCGCACTCGCTGGACTGGCGGTCTATCTCATTCACCGCAGCCGGATCCACCGCGAGAGGGCGGCTGCTTACGCCTCACTCGCGGAAGGAGCATCCGAATGAACGCACTTTACGGACCTCTCGTCACGATCCTCGCTATCATCATCCGTCACTCGCTAACCGCGGTCGGCACGGGCATCCTCTTCGAGAACATGACCGACACCGCGGTCGCCGACTTCACCACCCAGCTCGCGGGTGTCGTTGTCACGGTGGCGGGTATCGCTTGGTCGATCTACGAGAAGAGGAAGTCAGGACAGCTGTCAACGAAGAAGGGTTCCGAATGATCACGCTCCTCATCTGGTTCACGTCGTCGATCGGGAAGACCGTCATGAAGTGGACGTCGTTCGCCGCGGTCGCCATCGCAGTCTACTGGAAAATCTACGCCGACGGTCAGGCTGCCGAACGTGCCAAGCAGGTAGCGAAGCAGATGGACGCCGTGCGCGAACGGGAAAGGATTCGAGATGGGGTTTCGCAGATGCCTGATGCTGATGTTCGTCGCGAGCTTCGTGACTGGGTGCGCGACGACCGCTGACTGGTGCGCCGTCAATCGCCCGATCCGGCCGACCGCGGCCGATGTCGAGACGATGTCAGACGGAACGGCCCGGCAGCTGCTCGAGCATAACCGGACCGGTGCCGCGATGTGTGGTTGGAAGCCGTAAACGACAAGGCCGGGAGATGATCCCGGCCTTGTGTTAAAGGAGCTGCCTCTGTCCGGCGAGTTCCCTTTGGATGTGTTCCTCGACGGAACCGGGGCGGCTCCAGTCAGGGCCAAGACCCTTCAGGAACTGTCTCTCGTCGCGGACGAGTTCGCCGCGTTGTTCATCCCACCGCCAGCGAACCCATTGGGGCTGGCGGGTGTTGGCGGAGGTCTGAGGCCGGGCGGATTCGTATCGCTGCTGCCGATCTTTCGACGTCGTTCTCATGCTGCGAGTCCTTCGACGAGCGCGGCGTGCCGACGGATCGCTTCGTCGGCCATTCGGTTCAGCTTCGTGAGACGATCCGGGCCGATGTGGCGACGGTTCTGGCCGCGCGACCAGTACGCTTTGAGCGTTCGCTCCGAGACACCGATAGCCGAAGCGGTCACCGCGTGGCTGATACCGCAGCGCCTCAGCGTCCTGACGACATCGCGGACGCGAACCGCGATGTCGTCGTAAAGTTCATCTGACCTAGTATCCATCACGCGGCCACCTTCTTCATTTCGGAAAGGCCAAGGTTGTCGAACGCGCGGCGAACGGCAGAGATCTGAGCGAGGCAGTCATCGACGGCGCGATGCAGGACACCTTTGTGCTGCACGCCGCCGAGATCGAGCACGGTTCGAGTATCGCGACCCGCGTTGTATGCCCACGGCTTCTGCAGTCCGCATGCGGCGTACGCGTGATTCAGGATCGGCTGGTCGAAGTCCATGCCGTGCGACCACACTCGCGCGCTCGTCGTACCGCACTCGTCACCGGGAGCCGCCGTAGACATCCAGCTCGAAAGGGCAGTGAGTGCATCACGCAGATCCGCTTTACCGCCGAATGCTTCCGCTCTCGCTTCATCCGACTGCTGCTGCCACCATGCTTCCGTCTTCGGATCGACGAACAGGCCACGATCGACGCAGGTCTGAAGGTCGATGCGAGCGAAGAACTGAGTTTCAAGCGACATCTCCTGATGTTCGAGCGAGAACGGCGCCCGCGGGTCGAAAGAGACGGCACCGATAGACAGGATCGCGCATCCCGCGCGTGTTCCGAGTGTCTCGATGTCGATCATGAAATCCGTGGCGACAGAACGTCCGGAATGTATGGTGGCGTGAATGTCGCCAACAGTAAGCTGATACATAGTAATCCTCCTCGTTTGGATAGCTCGGCTACCGCGACCCCCTCCTACTGGGGGTTTCGCCGCCAGCCACGGCGGCATCATCAGGCGGATTCGATGGACGGCATTCCCTTTTCTATGGCGGCATCATCAAAGCGTGAAACGATCTCGCGGTTGAGTTCGGACCAGTCCACTTCGTACCGCCATGCGACATCCGCCGCGATTTCTTTAGCCGTCTCCTTCGCCCAGGCAGACCACTCAGGACAGTCCCAGTTAAGTCCATCCTCGTACTGGATGGCTTCGATCACGTCTTCCGGCCCGACCCATCCGAGCGCATGCGTACCGTAGGCATCCGTTATAATGCCGAGCAGTGCTCCAGTAGGTGCGTGCCCTTCTTCTTCGATCGCGGCCTTCAGCTCGGCCAATGCTGCTTCCATCCTTGCACTCATATCTGCGCTCCATCTTTATCTGTAAGCGGATTTGGCTACCGCGACCCCCTCCTACTGGGGGTTTCGCCGCCAGCCACGGCGGCCTCATCAGGCGGCTCAAAGCGTGACGTGTTCGCATTGGGTGTTAAGCTGGGCTTCAAAGATCTCGTCGTCCGTGAACGCGCTTCTCCAAAACTCGCTCTCACACCGACGAAGATGGCGCTGCCAAGCCATGCAGTGTTCCGCTGGCTTAAGCAGGACTGGCCCAAGGAGATCCGTATCTTCCGACAGCCACGCGGCTAAATCGCCATCGTAGGGACGTGCGCTGATGTAGACGTCGAGCGTGTGCTCGGTGGCCTCGTCGACCTCTGTGAGGTCGTAGATCCAGCCCGTGCGCTTCGTGGCGTCGTTCCTGAGCGTGCGGAACAGGGACATGACGATCTTGCCGCCATTCTGCCCTTCAGCCTGGCCGACGATCTCGCCCTCGCGATTGAATGCATATGCGTAGTACATGATATCCTCCTCCCTCTTCAGAGACCGCCTCAGGCGGCCTCCTCCTCGTCGATGGCAGCTTCCTGAACGATGATGCGACCGGTCACCGGAGCCTCGTCGCCTTCGCCTTCCTGCACTCGGAAGAGCCAGTCGCCTTCGCTCTTGCTGTACCCGGCGTATTCCTCTTCCCAGGTGTAAGTGGTGCCACCGATCTTTCCGAGTTCGGACACGGCCGCGTCGATGGCGGCCTTCTTGTCGATGCCGCGGCCTTCCACGAATTCAATTCCCGTGGAGTCGTTGATGAGTACTACGGTAACGAGGGCGGTATTTTCGATTGCCTTAGACATGTGAGCTTCCTTTTGCTTTGTCTTCCCGTCAGCTCGCTGCTGACAAAATAATGATGTGTACTTTTCACAAGCACCGCAACCCCCTATTTCAAAAAATCTATTGTCAACAATTAGTTAGCTAGAATTTCACGAGCGCCGTAAACATATTTTCACTGAGAATTTCGTGAAATCGTCGGCGGATTTGTCACTCGCGGCCGCCGGCGAGATCCTGAAAGTCGAATTCAGGAGGAGATCACATGAGGAAATTCTTGAAACTGTTGCTCCAGGCGTTAGGCGAGACGCTTGAAGGCATTCTCGTCTTCTTCGGCTTCATGAAGAGACGTCCGCCGCAGGATCATCATGACGACCTGAGCAAGGCCGACGTCGCCGCCGCCGAAGCCGAGGCACGCTCGGACGCCGCAGCCGCCGATCTGCTGTCAGTCCTGCGCGCACCGGAGTCCGTCGTGCACGAGTACGCGATTTCACCCAGTGACACACGCGCGGCCATCGACCTGAGTCCGCTATCGCCGGAAGAGCAGGACTGGCTGCTCGGACTATCCGACGGCGACCTCGCGATGCTCGGGGCTTCAAGCGTGGAAGCGTGCAGGAAGTCACTCGACGCGAGGAAGGTGACGGTAAACATTCGGCGACTGCGGGAGCGACAGGAAGCCGATATGAAAAATCGGGCACCCCTTCTGCGGATCACGTATCAAGATAGGGACGAAGACAAGTGGAGACACATCTCGGATGTGATCCGGGAGCGCTATCCTCACCTAGTCGGAGGTGGCGGCGGTGGACCGGTACTGAAGCCGCGTTGCCGGGCATGACAACCGGAAGCCGCCAGGAGCGATCTGGCGGCTTTTGTATTCACGCATACGGATGGCCACGAAGAGCTGGGGTTCTTCATGCAGGATGTCGCCGAAGCGAGCGACCAGTCCTTCGTCACTGAGATCGAGTTGGTCGCTCATGCCGTCGCTTTCTGGCTGCGCATGCGGTCGATGTGCGCCTGTCGCTGAGCCAGCGCAGTCTTCAGCCGACGGACCTCGGCTTCGAGCGATGCGACATGGCGAACCGCGCGGATGGCGACACGCCCCAGTTCGTCCGCGCGGCCCCTCGCTTCGTTGAGTTCACACGCATATTTGTAAGCCGCACGCTCCTCACGGCGCGCATCCGCGGCTTGGCGACCAGCCGCCGCCGCTTCCGCGAAAGACGAGACAAGGTAAGCTGCGATCAGACCGAGTTCGCCACCGGCTCGCATCGCCGGATCACGGCTGTCGAAAATCGTCATGCCCATACTCGATACCTCCTGAACAACGGAGGTGCATACGATCGGGACCGAGAGTCGACGTCAATCTCGCTGCGAGAAATATCTGAGGGCGGGGTTAACGTTTCACTGATTGATCAGTGGAAATCAGATGCAAGCGTACTGCTCGGAGGTATGACGGCAGCGGTCGCACATGCGATGCCCGGCATGCTCTGAGCGGATCGGACGGCGGCATGTGATGCAAGGACGCGTCTTCACGGTGGTAGTATTGCTGGCAGTCCGCACGCCAAGGCGCGATGCCATTGTCTCGAGCGAGCGATGAGACCGTCCCGCGATCTCGATGTCTCTCACCGGAACGCCCGCGGCGATCCCGGCGACGAGGAGCGCGAGTTCGGACTGACTCCAGGCGCGTGGGTTCGGGTGGTAGCTGGAGGACTTCCGTGGATGCTGCTTGTCGGTGAGCTTGAGACGGCAGGCGCGTGTCTGGATAGACGACGACGAGCGGTGAGGCAGCCAGATTTCGGTTGTCTTCTTTCCAGCTGCAAGCTGGTCACGAATGAGCTGATCTTCTTCTGCCGTCCACCTTCTATGTCCCGCTACCATCGTCTGCATGTCGCCGCTCCCGTTTCAGGGAAATCATGTGACGTCGCGCCGCCGGCCGCAACGCGGCCTCATCTTGGAAGAGATTGGTAGTCGAGCCTGTTGCCGTGCCGATTCTGACACCCAGTGCATCTCAGCGCCTTCTGGATATTGAACAGAGACACGGTGCCGCCGAGTTTCTTAGTCACTAGGTGACGGTTTACCTCCGCGCGGTGGCTACAGACTGGGCAGGTGGCGACGAGGATGCACCAGCTCGGGAGATCGGCGAGCACGACGTCGGTGATCGGCAGCGCCTTCGGCGACGTCCGGGAGTGAGGAATCAGGTCAATGGAACGGCGGTGCTGCATGCCGCGTATGAGAACAGAACAAGAACGTTCTTGTCAACATTTGTCAGGCCTACTCGGCGGCAGCAAGATCCGAAAGCGACTTGGCTTCCTGCGCCTTCAGCGCCGCCATCAGCCTGTGGCCTACCCATTCGGCGACCGGCGGCGTTACCGAGTTGCCTACGGCGTGGTAGCGCAGACTGTCGATCTTGTCGGCCTGCCGCTCGTCGAAATGACGCGGCCGCGTCCAGTCGGCCGGAAAGCCCTGCGCGAGTTCTGTCTCCGTCGGCAGGAACCGCCGGACCCGGCCGTCTGGGTACCAGACGTAGTTCCGCGACCAGTCCGTTCCCGTGTGCCGGGCAGACTCGGCGTAGATGCAGTGAGCAATCGACTTTACGAGGGGTCCCCGCTCAGGATCTCCAAGGATTGTCTGAAAGAGGGAGGGAGATTTCTTCCCATCCTGTCGACGCGGCGCAGGATCCCAGTCGCCGCGTTCGGGCTCAAAAAGTACTTCTGCTGGACTTCCCCAGCCTCGATGCATGGCAACAATGTAGACTCGACGGCGCTGTTGGGGGACTCCGAAGAACTTACTGTCAAGCACACGCCACGCGACGTCATACCCGCACTCGTCCAGCGCCTGGAGAACGATTGCGAAGTCTCTTCCTCCGTGGGAACTGAGAAGGCCGTGGACGTTTTCGAGGATAATTCCCCTCGGGTTGCGCGCTCGTACGAGACGCATAAAGTCGTGAAAGAGTCCAGATTGTGCCCCTCGAAGCCCAGATCTTGGCCCCATGCGCGCAAGGCTGAGATCCTGGCAGGGGAACCCGGCTGCCCAAACGTCAGATTCAGGGATTTTTGCGTCATCGAGAGTCCTGATGTCCTTGTCGAGAGGAAGTCCCGGCCAGTGCTGCTCGAGGATCTCCCTGCAGAACGGCTTCACTTCGCACTGGAAGACGACCTTGAAGCCCGCACGCTCCAGCCCGAGGTCCAGTCCCCCGATACCACTGAAGAATGACGCGACTTTATAGCTCAAGGAGGCACCTAATAAATGCGGAACAGAATGAGAACGGCTTAAGCTTAAAAGCCGATTCCGTCAATGGTGATCAGACACTCGAAATGTGTCAGTGTCTACGCCATCGTGGGCGATTCGATGGGGATAAGGGAAATAGATGGCGACATGTTCTGTCCGGTGGCGGTCGTCCGGTGGCCGCGGCGAGTTCGAATACGTTCCGGCCGACAGCCTGCTTGATCGCCAGATCGAGATCTTTCTTGAGGACATGAACCTGACGATCCCGGCCGAAGTGTACGGCATGAAGGCGCAGGGCAAGCCACGCCTCCGGAAGCAGGACAGCAACAACCGCTCGAAGCTCCACCTGCCGCAGCTGGTCATGGCAATAGCCCGGCTGCCTTCTCCCGCACGCGAAGACCTCACGCATACCGTCACGTTTCCGCTTCGCTCCGGCTCCTTCGTGATGGACGTCATGGATTTCGAGATCATCGCCGACGACGGCATGACAGCCACGCTGGAGCCGCTGCGCGTGTCGGTGCGGAACTCGGACTACAGCATCAACCTGCAGGACCGCATCAAGGCGATAGCCGCCGACCTGAGCAACCTCGCCGAGATCCGCGCAAAGCACCCTGCTCTCGCCGCCGCCATCGAAGCACACGGTGCGGCTCTGGCAGCGCAGGAGAACTCGTCCCTCATCCGTGAGACGGCCGACCAAGTGAACGAACTGCAGGAGGCCATCTTCGGCCTCACCAACGCGGCTTCCGCTACGGAGATGGAGAAAGCAGAAGCCGAGCCACCGGTCGAGGAGGAGGAGGTCTTTGGGGTCGAGGGGAGACTGCTCGCGCGCATTCACGTATACAAGGAGCGGGACAAGGGCTTCGCGCTGCGCGTGAAAAAGTACTACAAGACGAAGAACGGCGGAAAGCTCGTATGCGAGGTCTGCGGCCTCGACCCGGTTGCCAAGTACGGAGCCAACGGAGAGCGCTGCCTGGAAGCCCATCACAAGATCCCGATCGAGCAGCTTCAGCCCGACAGTGTCACGCGTGTCGAGGAGATGTCCGTCGTATGCGCTTCATGCCACCGGATCATCCACTCCCAGAAGCCGTGCATCCCGGTCGAGGATCTTGCCGCGGCTCTTCGCGCGGCGACTGCGGCGACACCCTAA